AGGCTAATTTAAATCCAGGTGGGCATGGGTCTAATTTAGGTTGTTCAGGTATAGGTGTTACTGGAGTTGTTGGTGGTAAAGGTGGTGCTTCAACTCTACCCTCACCTGCTTTAGGAAATTGTGTTTGGTCAAACTGAGGAAGCATTGGTCCCTCTATTTGTTTTAATTGTCTTTGATAACTTTGTTCTGGTGTGCCATACTTTACTACAGCATCTGGTCCTTCATATGCTTTTCCTGTTACAGACATTATGCCATCAGTTGGGCTATAAACTTTTTGTTCTGTTGTTACAGGTTTCACAGATGTTTTAAATGGAAACATAATCCCTGAGGATTCTTGCTGTAATACTTCTGATAATTTAGTTGCCATTATTGTTGAGTTGGTCCCTGAGGTTGAGCATTTGGTTGACTAAAGCCGCTTTCCCCTGGAGCTTGTGGAGTTCCGACTCCGATGTTGCCACCTCCAGACCCTTGTGTATCTGCGTTATTTGCTCCTGGAGGTACTCCTCCAGTATCTCCCATGCCACCTTGTTGTTGGTTATCGCCTTGAGTTTGTTGATTTGCATTCATTTCTCCTATCATCTTTGCAAAGATTGCTGCCTTCTCTGGGTCGTTTACCAATTGGTCTGGGTCTATATCCATAGACTTTGCAATCTCTTTTATGATACTATGCCATTTAACAAACGGTGCTAAGAACTGATTAGAAGCGACTTGCATAAATGTCATTAGTCTTTGTGAGCGAACTTCTTTTGTCATCAAGGATGTAGTGCCTTGTGCTTTTACATTTAAGTCGCCTTGTATTTCAGGTATATCTTTATTAAATTGCATGTTCCAATGAAACAAAGATTCACCCAATGGTTTTAAAAGATAGTCATCTACATTTTTAATAACTGTTTTAATATTTAAAGCAGCAGCACCCATAAGCATTGACATACCTGATGCTGTTCTAGTTGTAGATTGTATCCCTGTTTGTCCATGAGAATAAGATGGTAGACCAGTTGCTTCATCTGCTAGTTGTCTAAACCTATCAAATATCTGCATGTTCTCTGGTGCTGTATTTGGAAATCTTAATCCATGTATAGCTTGTCCTGTTTGTCCACTTTGTCTTCTAAATATTTTTCCTGGGAAAACAGACATGTCTTGTCCTGGCACTAACATAGTTTCATCAACATCAAAAACTAAATTTCCTGCCAATGCTAAATTATCAATAGCCATTCTTGCATGACCATTCATAATTGTTTGTGAGTCATCCATATTTTCAGGTATGCCCACGCCAAAGAATTGATAAGGATTTATTTCATAAGGGCATACCATAAAAGGATTTCTGGCGGGTGTAAATGGATTTAATACTAGTCTAATGATGTGACCGTTAGATACCCATGCATTTATTTGCACTTCATCTAAATCATTTTCTATATTATCTGGCATTTCAATACCTGCTTCTTCAACAAGGTATTTATCCATCACTCCCCAATATTCTAGAATCTCATATCTATTTTTATTATATTCTTCTTGGTTCTCTCTATCGAATAATGCAGTTTCATAACTTCTTGTTTCATAGTTAGAACCACCTTCTAATAAATCTAATATTGCAGACTTTCTAAAAAATGGTCTATTAATTAAATCCCTTACCTGAGTACGTGTATATATGTGTCTTTGAATTACGTAATCAGCATCCTCTATTTGAACTGCATCTGGGTCAGGATATAAATCCCAACAGCTTACAGCTTCTACCCTTGGTACTAATTTTTTAATGGGTTGATATTCTCTCTCACCATTATCATTTAAAACCCACTTATGTTCAGACTTATCATAATTAAATGGTCCTTTTAAAATACCTGTTCCTAATAGACACATCTCAAATAAAACATGTCTCATTACAGATATAGCATGTGATTCCTCTAACTGGTCATGGATTAATTTTTCCATGTTTCTAGCAGACTCTTCTGCAGGTTCTATCTGAGGCATAGATTTTAAATCAGGTGCAGGTCCTTTTTCAAATCCTGCATTAGCATATTTTTCTGCTAATCCATTTAAAATACTATCGGCGGTAGAGCCTGGAGATATATCTCTGCCATCACCATCAAACCCATATATGTCCTCCATACGTGGGTCCTTCATATTCTCTGGTTTTATGTGTGCATATTTACTAGTCCCTGATGGAACTGTAGTAGGATGTATTCCAATTGGAAACTTACCTTGCGAAAATAAAACCTCTATTAGTTGACCGTAAGCAGCTAATACTTTAGTTTTTGTAACTTTAACAAAGACTCTAGATTTTTCAGAATCTCTAAAAGCCATATCAGAACCATAGATACCTCTATAGTTTCTGTATGCTCTTAACCATCTTTTCTCATCGTATAGACGTGCTTGTTCTGACTCTTTTAATCTAGATTCAATTACATAACCTAGATTATCAAAGCTAGAATCTTTCTCGTTGTCTAAAGCTTCTACGTTGTCACTTTCAGAGAAAACACCTTGTGGGTTTTCATGTGGCATTTAAATTAGTAATCTCTTTCGTCAGCTAATGTAAATACTTTCCCGTCAACAGTGTTTTTGTTTTCTTTTGGGAACTCTTTATTTACTCCGCCTTCAGCGTAGTCTGCAGGTAAACCTGTTCCAGGCTTTACTACATTTATCTTACTATCCCCTTGCTTAGCAGCCTCGTTACCATACATATTTTCTGGTAGGTCGCCTTGCTTGTACTGTTTCATTATTGCCATTTTTACCTCCTATGGTTCTTGGTTTGATACCTTATCCAATCTTTTACAGACGAATAAAATAAAACTTCTGTTAAAAAATTACCGTATGAATTTACAACACCCTCTTCATCTTTTTCTTTTAGATTGTATTGATAAAATCCAACGTGTAGTAGTTCATGCAATAAAACATTTACTGCATCTGGTCCACCTCTATCTATCATTTCTTTATCTAAATATATTTTATAAGGTGGTATTTGAACAAATGTTCCTTGTGCCTCTGATACTTCATACATAATATCATGAGGAACACAAACTAGTTCTACTGTAAAAGGACCGATAGTTACTTTATCTGGAAGTTTCAATATCCGAATACACTATCAGCAGGTGTAGAATTTTGTCTTTCAGTAGATGTTATAAAATCATTTCCTCGTAAAGATACTGGGTGTAAAGGTCTACTCATACATCCATATCTTAATGCATCGTATGCGTGGTCTTCTGCATATGTGTCAACATCTTCTGGATTATTTTTATCCACAGGTAACATCGGTAATGTTCTAATTAAGTTTAGACAATTACTAAATATAAATAAACTTGGATGACCTGTCTCTTCGTTAACTCTTAGTCTTTTGTGAACTTCTACTTTTCCAGATATTCTACTTCTAGGACTTCTATCAGATTGTCTCCAACGACATCCTTCTTGTATCATTGTTTCTGCAATACTAGGACCTATGTCTCCTCTTCTTGCCCAAGTAGAACTATCTAAAACTCCGTATCTAATATATTCACCATCTTCTAATTCTAAAACTTTTTTTGCAAATACATCTGCTGTATTTCTTTTTGTATACAGTTCTCTATATGCAAATAAATTATTATCGTAATCTACAGCAAACCATAAACAACATGCAGGTGAACTATATCCCCAGTCTGCTGCTCTAAACTTCATCCAGTTCCTAGGTATATCAAAAGGTTCTATCACATGAACTGGTCTACTAAATTCAGGGAACGATGAACTTTCATATGCATCCCAATCACCTTCTAAGAATTGTTTCTTTTGTACTTCAGGCAGAGATGCTAACATAGCGTAGTAATCATCAGTCTGCATTAGATATGGATTATCTTGTAACTTAGCAGGTATAAATTTTCTTGATATTTTCTTTATACCCTTTGGTGTTTGTATCTCCACATCAAACTTTTGATTTGGTTCTGATGGGTCAACAAACATTTCTTTTACCCAAGTAGAACCTACATTACCAGGATTACCAGTTGCTCTCATGTAAACAGGAATGTCTGGGTCTACACTTCTAAGTGATGAACGTAGAAAGTTATAAATATCTTGTGTCGGATATTGTGGTAGTTCATCTATTCCAATCCAAGTATAAGACTGTCCTTGGTATCTTAATGCGTCAGTTAAATTTTCTGCATATCCAAATTCTATTCTAGCACCTGATGGGAATCTCCACTCTTTTTCTTGCTCTCTCCATTTAGCACCAGGGTAAGCTCTAGAATATAAATTTTGTGAGTGGTTAATTAAATCTCTTAGTTCTGGCATTGTTCTTCTTACTAACAATGCACGATGATTTTGTTTATCACAATATCTAAGAGGGTCTACTAACATTGCGTAAGATTTACCACCACCTCTTGCACCACCATAAAATACTTCTCTTTCTGATGCTGCTAGAAAATCAGATTGTGGTCCATCATTAGGTTGAAAGATTATATCTTTTTTTTCAAAAGCTTTTTTAATAGTGGGTGGTGCTTCCTGTATTTCTTTTTCATCTATTACAGTTTTTACTTTACCCTCTAATACTACATCTAAATCTTTTATCTTTTTATGTTTGTTATGTAGTTTGTTTCTTTCTTTATCTAATTCTCTTTTTGCTTTTAATACTCTGTCTCTTTGATAATCTAGTTGCTCTCTTACAGATTCTCTTGCTTTTAATTTTATATTATCCTTGTTAACTATTTTATGAAAACCTTGTCTACTAATTTTTCTTTTGGTTTTACTATAAATATAATCAACACACTTTTGTAAAGACTGTCCTTTACCATGTAGCTTTACAGCTTCTTCTAAAACTTCTAATTCCTCTGGTATTGGTAATACTAACTTTGGGTCTTCGTCAGATTTTTTATATCCAAATGGAACTAGTGTGCCTTTAATCCTCTTTGGTTGATACATTCTTTGGTGGTAATATAAATATTCCGTGTTGGACTTTTGCATTTAAATCAATGCGTTCTGTTTTAGATATTCCAACTCTATCTAAAATTTGTTTTGCTGCTTCTAGTCTAGTGTTAGCACCAGGTACACTACCATCTTCATCTAAAGCATTTATCATTCCCATAACTGCTTTTGGTGAATGAGTAGCTAACACACCCTCAGCTCTTTCTATTATTTCTTCTTTCAAAGACTTAACAATTTTTTGATAATTACTTTCATCGTATCCTGCAAGTTTAGCTGCTTGTCTTGGATTACCATGAGCATCACTAAATAAATGTTGTAAAAAACTTTCTTGTTTTTCTGTAAGCTGTTTATTTTTTTCAGGAACTAACATTGCGAACCTTTTGTAAATGTTTTTCTGTTCTTTCTTGTAACCATTCAGGAGTTTTTCTAATACCTGCTTTTTCTTCTGCTTGTCTTTCTTTCATTCCCTGTCTGGCTGCACTAATCATTTGGTCTCTTGCACCATGCTCTCCTCTTTCAATAAAACTTAACCTTGGTGCAGTTATCAATTGTTCTATGTTTTTATTTTTTAATGGTATCTTTCTATCGGCGATAGGTAAATACTCATCCCATATCTCACCTGTTTTTATATTTCTGTATGTATATACTGGCATTATCTGTTTACCTCAAAATATTTTCTTTGATATTTATTTAATTCTGATAAGGTATTTACATCAGTATCACTTTCACATAATTTTTTATATTTAGTTTTATCGTTCAACCAACTTCTACCATTCCAAAATTCAAATCCATTAAATCTGGATTTGTATAAACTTGTTTTTTCATAACCATAAGATAGATAATACTTTTTACATTTATTTTTAATAGACCAATCAATCTCATAAAGTGTTGCGTATGTTCCCATTCCTATCTTTGGATTTTCATAATCCCAAGCAAACTGTCCTGTTAATACATGTTTACTATTAAAAACTTTTAATTCTGTAAACGCTACTGGTTTATTTTTGTAATAGTAAATAAAATATTTCCAGTCTATGTAATCTTCTTTTTCAAATACTTCACTGTCCTCTTCGTAATCTTTTTCGTGAAACTTTTTATACCTAACATACTTTTTATAAATATCTGATATTATACAAAAAAGTTTATCGTCTAGTTTATCAAATACTTTTACAGTGATATCTTTTTTTCTAAGTGTCTTTCTTTGTTTTTTACTAAAAGAAAATTTATTTAAAAGTATTCTTGTATTCCTAGCATTAATCCAAGTTAAGCTATCTAGCTTTGTGTAGTACCATGATAATGGTATCCATCCATTTTCAAAAGCTTGACAGTATTCATCCTCACTAAAATTTGCTAGTGCTAGAGAATATATGAAATCATAGTTTGTTAATTTTCCTGTGATATGGTCAAAAAATAATTTCACTAAGGTCGTTCAAACTGAGTCATGTATGAATCATCAGTTGTAACATCTTCTTCTCTAGTATTTTCTACTGTGTAAAAATTCTGGTCTATCTTGTATCCTGGATTCTTTGTTAATCTTTCTTCCATGAAAGCATCATCATACCAAATAGTTCTATTGTTTGGATATGCAAAAAAGTTTCCGTCATCCATTCTAAACATGTGAGCACATTTATGTTCTGGGTCCTCACTAAAC